CAAGAACAAAGCCTAGCCATTGCACCGATCCATTTATCTTTAGACGCAATTGATATTCTTTTTCATCGGCGGCAAAAATATCTTCCAACACCGCTAAATCGGTTGCGTTTGTGATATTTAAGGTCAGACTTAACTCTGAATTTTGAATGGGAGTATTAAATAAATCTTTAGAGTTTATCTGATCGTACGACAGCTCAAAGATACTTCCAGTTCCGTGCATATCTACCGCTGTACCTGTATATCCATCTTTAAGTAAATCAATTACATAGGTAGTTTCAGTTCCATTTGTGGAAGCTTTGTGAGTAACTGTTCTGTAGACTCCGTAAGCCATTATCTGTCTATACGTGCTTTGGTTAATTGTATGCCTTTATAAATTTGCCGCCCATCTAAGTTAATAGAACTTTCTAAATAAATAGGCTGCATCCGCCGAATGTTGTTTAGGGAAGGTGAACCGATGTTGTTTAGCGCGGCGGGTTGTTGGTTAATGATTCCCCCAAGTTTGCCGAAGTCCTTCATCGCTAGGATATTATCGTTTGGATGGAATTTAATCACCTGCCCTTTGGAAGTAATTAACGCATCGTTTACGCTTGTCTGTTTGCTTGCTCTTTGTTGTCTATTATTTGCCCGTTTGTTAATTCCTGCGGAAAATCCGCTAGCAAGCCCTTGTAATGTGGCAGCACCAAGTAATATAGCTGTAGCAAGCCCCTGCGCTCCAGGGATAAACATCATGCCAGCTCCAACAGTTGCGAATATTTTTGCTAATGTAGCAACAAAATCTAATACAACTAAAATTATTTGTTCAAAGGCTGTATGCCAACTGTCATCAACGCCTGCAAAGGCTTTTCCTATCATGTCTCCAAAAGTTAAAAACGTTTGCCCTATTGCATCCTTTAAAGCATAAACAGAATTGGTCAAAGCATTATGGAGAAGATTAAAAGCCTCTTTACTTTTTAAATTCAAATTGTCTAAAAATGTGTTTATGGCTTCATCTAATTTGCTTATTTCCTCTCTAATATTACTTGTATCAAAATCAACCATTTGATTTTTTAAGCTTTCCGTACTAATACTTAAATTGTCGGTTGAAACCCGAAGCCCTTCTGTTTTTTTAATTGAGGTTTCAATTTTATTATCAGAATCAAAATCTAGTATTTGAGGGTTTTTATCCCCCAATTTAAAATAATCTAGTGCCTTATCTTTTAATTCAACTATTTTATCCCCTAAACGAGAAGCAAATTCCGCAGGAGTCTCAAAATCAATGCCATCTGTCTTAATTTTATCAATGTTAGATTGAGCATTTTTTGCAACTTCTTCTAATTTTTTTTCAAAAGCCGTTAATCCAGTAATTTGTAAATTAAACTTGCCCTCTAACAATGGTAGTGTATTTAATTTTTCAAAAATCTCTTTAAGTTTATTTATCATAAAAGAAGTAAAGTCAACGACCGCTTTTTTTATGACTTCAAAAGCAAGTTTAAAAGCAAGTTTAAAAGCCTCAACATTATCTTTAACATATTGTACAGCAGCCGCTAAAGCTGCAAAAATAGCAATCGCTGCAATTATTTTTGCAAAAATAACCACCTTTAAGGCAATTACTTGTAATTTAACGCCTTTTATTGCAGTAGTTATAATTCTGAAGACCCCAGCAAGTGCCGCCATTCCTTTAATGGTTATCGCCAATCCTATTAATGCAGGGCCTATGGCTGCAATAGAAGTCGTTATAATTATAATTCTATTTTTAATTTCATCACTTAAATTATTAAAAGCCGTTCGTATATTGTTAATGCTAGAGATTAAATTTGCTAGTACATTTTTTAAATCAAAAGCCTCTACGATTTGTTCACCAACATCGCCAAGTGCAATCCTGAGGCTATCTTTAAGTGTTGAAAATAAGCCCAACAATGTACCAGACTGCTTTGCCATTCCATTAGCAAACATCCCACCTTCTGCTGTAGCACTTTTAAAAGCATTTTTTAAAATGTCAAAAGTGATTTTACCTTGCGATGCTAAATCAAACACTTCACTCTCAGCCACATTCATTTCTTCAGCTAAAAGTTTAACCGCTGGAACTCCATTGTTTATAAATTGGCGAATATCTTTTGTGAACAGCTTGCCTTCTGCCGCCGATTGCCCAAATGCCACAGCTATACTTTGTAAATCTCCACCCGTTACAGCGGCTATATCTCCTAAATCTTGTATAGCCGAATATGCTTCTGTTGATGATAAAGAGAAGCCAAGAAGCGTATTGTTTGCAGATACTAAATCTTCTAATTGGAATGGTGTTTTTGCAGATAAAGTTTTTAAACGTTCAAAGGCTTTACCCCCTTCTTCAGCCGATCCCGTTAATGTCTCTAATTGAACCCGTAATTTTTCAGTATCGGCAGCTGCTTTAAGAGCTACTGTTCCAAATCCAACAATTGGAAGCGATAAGCTTTTGCTAAGATTTGAGCCGATGCGCTCCGTTGTTCGGGCAAATCTCCGTAAATTTCTTTGTGTTTTTCGAATTGAAGAATCTAACCCTTTTATGGCGTTTTTAGCTTTTTCAAAACCCTGATTAAACTCTGTAGTATTTGCGCTTAAAACCGCCCTAAGCCTGCCTATCGTTGCTGCCATTTTTTATCCTTTTATCAAGTTTTTAAATTGTTTAGCTGTTAATGTTTGTTTTTTTTGTTGTTTTTTTTCTTTATCAAAGGAAAGCGTAATTAAATCTTCTAAGCTCAAAGCCTTTGCCCCTTTGCCCCGATGGGCATTGTATAGGGTAGTGCCTATGAAGCGCAGAAGGTGAAGCATCGGCTCTTCATCCTTCTGCCTCCTCTCTCTCTCTTGACCATAACCTTTGACATAAAATCCATACTCTTTTGGCGTCAAATTCCAAAATTGATCGGGGGTTAAACCCAGCGAGCCATAAGCAAAGATTTGCATCTGCTCCCAACTTAATGGCTCGCCAGTTAGTTTCCCTTTTTATCGGGATTTTTATCAAAAGCCTCTGCAAGGGCATCGGTTACTATTTCAATTAATTCATTTATAGAATCGAATTTATCTACTTCCTGTAAGAATTCGTCAAAGTTACCTTTTTGACCATCCCATCTGTTCCATCCAAAATAACCCAAATCGATCATTGTAGAGATACCTGCATCCTCACCAATGTTTTGAATACTACCGAATTTTTTTTCGTAACGATAAATAGACGAATTTGTAAATTTAATCTTCATCACGATACCGTCTCAAGACTAAACGCACCGTTGCCTTCTCCGCTAAAAGAAAAGGTTGCATTCTCGTTAGTTCCACTTGAAGACACGCTCAATTCGGTTAATAAAATTTGTCCCGTGTAGCGTTCATCTCCTGTTACTTCGGTCGAGAATTTAACGGTTAAGTATGTTTGATTTACCACGTCGCTAAAAATCTCGGAAGCCCCTTCGGTCGCATCCATTGCGTACAAATTGCTTCCACTAATCGTCCACGAAAGACCGCCAGGCGCTATAGCTCTAAACTTGCCAGTATCCTTTGAAGATGTGTCTCTGGTTGTTGCTGTTAAACTAATCTCAGCATCGGTTGCATGACCGATTGCAGTTCCATCTAAATAAAACTTTAAATCGGATGAATTAATTACTCCTGCTGTTGCCATTTACTTTTCCTCTCTTTGTTTTTTTTCTTTTGTTATTTTTTTTTGGTTGTTAAGACCAGGAACTTGTTCTAAAAATTCGCTAATCTCTTTAGCATAGTCTAAGGTTACGTGGAGTACAGTCCCCTCAGCAACCTCTTTGCCTCTTTTGTTTTTAAATGTTTTTTTTACCGTAACTTTCATAATTTAATCCTTAGTTTGTAGTCTCTTGATTCTCTATGTAAATTTTTAGAAGTAATTTCGGAAAGATTGTCCGATTCATGCTCAATCTCATCAACGTTAAGCACATAATTACTACCCGTGTAATTTTTTAAAGCTACATCAATTTTGCCCATCAAATCTGATATTTCAGATTTGGTTGCCGCAAAGCCATCTATTTGCATTCTATAATTTTTTATCACAGAATCCCTGCCCTTCACTTTATCTTCAATACCCACCACCGTTTGATACACTACATAAGGGACTGAGGCACCCTGAATCGCCTCGATTGGATAAATCCTATTCCCAACAAGCGCAGTTACATTTGCATCGTTTGATAATACTCCATATATAATTCGTCCTGGCATGTTTATTTAAAGTGTTGGTTAAATTTTTCAGAAAGTACGCTCTTCATTTTCTTTAAAGCTTCCCCTTTTGATCGCTCCCAGCCTGGCCGCATAAATGGAGTAGCTTTAATTCTTCCCCTGCTAAGTCCTTTTTTTGTAAAGCGCTCTGCTGTTCCAAGTTCAAATAAATGAGCATCGGGGGCTATACTCTTTTGCCCTTTATACACAGCTCCAACTGCTACCTTATCATAATATTTAAATCGTTTGCCAAACACGGGCTTGATGGCTCTTTTAAAACGAGTCTTACCACTAGAGCTCATAGGCAACCTGTTCACCTCTTCACGCATGGCATCTCTAACCACATGACCTGCCGCTGTCAAGGCGTCTCTTTTCATTTCTTTGGCATCTTTATGCTGCAATTTGTCAATTTGTTTAAGCAACGCCTTCACATCCATGTCTAGACTTATATCAATGTTCACTTAAACCCCCTCCAATGCTCGGCGTATCCAGCCGTGCAGATATTTTTTCGTTACGGGCCTTAGTTTTATAATTTCAAGATAACGCCTTATTTTTTCTACAGTAAAAGCGGATAAAAAATGATCTTCATTAAAGGAGTTTAAGACTTTCAATGTAATAGGCCCAATCTGCCCATCTTGAACAACACCTACCACCTTTTGAGCCAGTTTAGCACTTGTCTTAACCCCAGCATTTACGCCAAAATCAAAAATAGAATCCGCTACCAACTGGCTCTGTATGTCCGTTGCTTTTATGGGGTTCCAGAATTTTTTGTGATAAAAATCTTGTATAGCTTCGTTTAACTTTTCGTTGTTATGTAAATTTTTTGGAAAAGCAGAATTATTTTTTGCAGCATCAATAATCGCCCAACCCGTCCAGTCTTTGTGCTTAGCACGGGCTACACCTTTGTAAGTTTCTCCACCCGAATCATCGGGATCGTTTACATAGCCCCCTTCATGAGCTAGTGTTTTTTTATAAGCGATTTCAAAATTTGCCATTTACTTCTTATTATTTATTTCATCTTTTAATTTTTTCTTCATTAAATGATAGCGGCTATAAGCCCATCCTAATGTATATGCACCAGTAGCAATGGCTAATCCTAACAAGATTAAATTGCCAATGTCAGTTAAAGTGTTGACAATGCTTATCGTATAAAATCCCCAAATTATAGAGTTCAACAGAATAGCCATTGTGTCTTCTTTTAAATCTAAAATCATTTTTATTCCTTTATTTCGGCAGATATCAAAAAACCTTCTTGCCTGCCTAACTCCTTAATATTTAATATGTTATAATTTTTTGAAGCATATACAATTCGCATTGTGGGCTTTAAATTAAATGCAGGCTTTCTGATTTTAAAAGTGTCTGTTCGTGTAACCACTTCAGAATCATCCTCTCTCCGTTCACTGCCTTTGCCCTCTTGTACGCTTGCCCATACTGTTCCCAAATCACTAAAGGTTACATTTAAGGGATCGCCAAAAGAATCTGCGCTAAGTGTAGGTTGTTGGAAGCTTATCCTTCTATCTAATTTACCCGCTAGCATGACCTTACCGAATTACTCATTAATAATTCAGTTGCCCCAAAAGGTAGCTGTATAGCTTCAACATCGGTGTATGCGGTCATCACTTGTTCTCGATTTTCGAAAAAATGCCCCGTTAATAGTAGCATCGCTATACGATCGGAAGCAGGCATTATCCCTAAAAACACATCACCAACACCAACACTATCTATGTCAATTGCGCTTCCCCCTGCGCTTGTTGAAAGAGACACTCCAGACGAACTAGCATTAACCACGTAATAATTTGCATTTTCTGCAAGCCCACTTGGAGCGCTTTTTGTTGAGCCTCCTGAAACCGAAATTTGTACAACATCTCCATCATTAAACGGGTGATCTGCATTGTTTAAGGTGTTGCTTGTTGCATCCACTTCTACTGGCACTAAATAGCCTGCCTTGTATTCCACAAAGACGGCGTTCGGTCGGTCTTTGACGCCGGGCCACGAATAGCCATTAGCAGGTTCAATGCAAGCTGGCTCACTATGCAAATCTACATGATACGCACTAGTTGGTAATGTTTGAATGGCGTTGTTGCTGTCAATGTATTTAACACTCACCACCTGTTTAACTGGAGGGTGATGAAGCTTCATTTTTTTAGGGAAAATATCAAAGTGTTGTACATAAGTCGAAAGCACGTACTTCCTCCACGTAATGGCTTCGGCATGGAATCTTGCTGCCGTAATACACGCTTTTATAAACTCATCCTCATCAGATGAGTCTACACGCCTGTGTAATTTAG